GGGAAGAAAAATACAAATCATTATAATTCTCCATATGCTCTTATAATAGATTTTGTACCTGAGTCGGTTCTTAAAGAATCAGATGAACCTGTAGATATTGAAGATTGGAGAGGCTATGTGTCTCGAGATGTAAGTGGTTTAAGAAAAATAATTCCTATAAGAATTACTTCTGCTGATTTTAATGTTAATGCAGGTGGTAGTAGATATGATATTACGGCTGTGCCATGGAATGAAGCAGGATTTGATGATGCAGTAGTGACTGTTCCACATGATGTTACATTAACAGGTAAAACAGTTCATGAAGTTTTATCAACAGGTGAAAATAGTTTAATGAATCAACTTAATAAAAGAGAAGAATCAAAACCTGAAAGAAAAGGAAAAAAACAAGCGTTTGCGGGGATGTCTAATCAAAGAAAAAAATCAATACTAGAAGGTGTTGATACTGCAGACGATTTTATGAAAAAAAGAAAACCAAATGATTATGTTATATGGTTTCCTGAAGATAACCAATTAATTAGTAGAGGTAGTGCACCAGATTTTAAAAATGTAGATAGAGCAACTTGGAAATCTGACAAGATGAATATGGAGATGACAGGTCAGTATGTTACTGGTTTAACTAAAACAGCAACTGAAGATAAACAACTTCAAACCATTTTTGGTGGACGTTTATCTTTAACTAATAGTCTTACTGAAGGTGTTCGAATGGTGAATACAGGCGGAGATATGGAAATGTCTTGGTATGATGGTAATGAAATAGGAGCGGCTAAAATGGTGACTTCTGAAACCTTTTATGAAGCTTTAGGAAGAACAATGCCTGATCCTAAAAACAATCAATCAAACAACGCAGAATTTAATGAAGTAGACTTTGAGGGACAAACTTATCTTTATGATAGAAAAAATCATCTCTATAGAAGAAATAAAATTACATTTGATCCAGATGAGAAAAATTTTACTTTTGAAGCAGGTACGAAAATTACGCATATTATTGAACAAGTAATATTATTAAGTGAATATGGTAGAAAATTTACTAGTCATACAGTTAAAAATGGAATGATAGATTGGTTTAGAATTCAACCAAAAGTTCTTCAATTACAAGATTCTGCTATTTCACGGTCTTATGGATTTCATCCTAAGGTATATGCTTATACAATAATCAAATATAAAGTAATGGATAATTTATTTTTGTCGCCTACAGAATTAGCTAATAATGTTGATCAATTAAAATCTATGACTAAAAAAAAGTATGATTATTATTATACAGGTGAAAACTTAGATGTATTAGATTTTGATCTTTCATTTAAATTTGCATTTTATCAACCAGGTATGTCTGATAGAGGACAAGCCCCAATAAGTGCAACAGAAGGAAGTAAATCCGGTACTAAAAATGATGGTACACCTATACACCAGCATAGAGGAGGTAATGCTACAAATTCTCAATCAGGTTCAGGTACTTCATCTGTATCTGGTAGTGCTGAAAAAGGTGCAGAGGCTGGCACACAAGATGAAAATCCTCTTATAAGAATTGCAAGACATTATAATAATGTAATTGTTAATAGTAATGTTGATTTAGTATCTTGTGATTTAACTATAATGGGAGATCCTTATTGGATGCCTAATGGTGGGCTAGGTAATTACATTGCCGCACCTGTTAAAACATCTGATTTAGGAACAGTTTCATCATTTATAGATGGTGATGGTAATGCTGATTTTACAAGATCTCAAGTAATGTGCGTTTTAAATTTTAATTCACCTTATGATTATGAAATGAGTGAACAAGGTGGCCAAATGAAGTTTCCTACTGTAAAAGCAAAAGCTAAAGGTAATGAAAAAATAGGGCAGTTTAGTGGATTGTATAGAGTATGGCAAGTTAAAAATGAATTTGTTTCAGGAATGTTTAAACAAATATTATCAATGTTAAGAATTAATAATCAACCCGAATCAGGTCAAAGTAACAAATCTAGTAACAAATCTTATACTACAAAGAAAAAAACAGAATCAATACCATTAGTAGATAATGAAAATAAAGCGGCTATAATAAAAGGATACCCATATTGGACGCCACCAAACAAAGAGTTAAAAAATAATTCCTGGAATTGGGGAATGATGAAAAACCAGAAGTAAAATGAGTGAAGCAAAAAGATCATCACTGAAAATAAATCCAAAACAAGAGCCGGGCCCGTATGAGGCCATTGTCAGAAATGTTTTAGATCCTAAATATAATGGATCTCTTGAAGTAGAATTATTAAAAAGTATAGGACCAGGAAATACATCTCAAGCTACAGGTCAAAGAGTAACTGCAAAATATTTGTATCCTTTTTATGGTGCAACATCTATTAATGCTGTTTCTAATAATATAGGTCAAAAATATAGTCAACAAAGTTATGGAATGTGGTTTGTTCCACCCGACATAGGAAATATTGTTATGGTTATATTTGTTGAAGGTCATATTAACAAAGCATATTGGTTTGGTTGTGTTCAGCAAGAATTAATGAATTTTATGGTGCCAGGAAATGCGGCAACTTCTAATTTAGATAAAAAATTAGATGGTCCTCCAGGAACAATAAGTTCTGATTCAAAATTACCTGCTGTAGAACATAATAAAATTCGTTGGTCTACTAAAACAACTAATAGAGCAAATATGGTAAATTTAAAAAAACCTGTTAATGAAGATTTGCAAACAGTTTTAAACACTCAAGGATTAGTAGCAGACGAAACAAGAGGAATAACAACAAGTAGTGCTAGAAGAGAAGTTCCTTCTTCTGTATTTGGAATTAGCACTCCAGGACCAATAGATAAAAACACTACTGCTTATACAGATTTAGCTCACGTAAGATTAGGTGGAAGTACTTTTGTAATGGATGATGGAGATGATAAATTTATTAGAAAAACTAAAGCAAGTGAAGGCCCTTCAGAATATTATAATAAAGAATTAGATGAAAGAGGAGGAGAATTAGATGTACCTCATAATGAATTAATTAGATTAAGAACTAGAACAGGTCATCAACTTTTATTTCATAATTCAGAAGATTTAATTTATATAGGCAATGCAAAAGGAACTTCTTGGGTAGAATTAAGTTCTGATGGAAAAGTAGATGTGTATGCAGAAGATAGTATAAGTTTTCATACAAAAAATGATTTTAATTTAACAGCAGATAGAGATATTACTATGGAAGCAGGAGGAAATATAAACATTAAAGCAAGTGGACAAACTACTGCTGAAAAAGACACAAAAGGAAAAATTCAAATTGAATCAGCTTCAAAAACAAGTCTTGTAGTAGGAGAAGGAACATATATTACAACAACAGGAAATTTAGAAGTTAATTCAACAGGTGAAACAAAAATTACATCAGGAGGAGGATCACATATTAACTCAGGTGGTAATCATTTAGAGACTGCACCAGAAATTCATATGAATGGTCCTGCGGCGGGTGTAGCCATACAGGCTGTAGAACTTCCTACACATAAATTACCTGGACACGAAGATTCACCTATTTTAGCACAACGTTCACCACAGCATGAACCGTGGACACAACACGAAAATTTAAACCCTGTAGCATTTAAAAGTGCATTAACAGATAGAGATAAAACAGAAACAGTTAAAAATGATCTAGAAGTTACACCTATACCAGATACATTTAAAAACGCAAGGACTTAATATTATGACTATACCAGTACATAGAGATACAGATTCACGTGTTTGTGGAGCATCTACAACTGTTGCAGGTAATACAACTGTATTTGCTAATAATTTATTAGTATCAGTTGATAGTGATCCAAACAGTCTTGGTGGAGGATCTTTATCAGCAACAAGTAATGCTGTTTTCGCCAATAATAAATTAGTAGTGCATAATGCACCTGATTCAGCTTCACCAGACGCATTGTGTCCTATTCCACCGCATTGTGGGCCAGATACTTCACAAGGGTCACCTAATGTATTCACGGGATAATTTGGAGGTTAAATAATTATATGAGCACAAAAGAAAAAACATTGTATAAACAAATTGAAGTTAAGTCTAATACTAAACATAAGGTTCCGCCTACTCAAAAATCTTATAAAGGAATTAGTACAGCTAACCCAAATAACACTAGTTTTACACTTCATGATATTGCTTTAATTAAGCAAGATATAATTAATCATTTTCATATTAGTCAAGGAGAAAAATTAGAAAATCCAGAGTTTGGGACAATTATCTGGGACGCACTTCATGAACCACTAACGGATGATTTAAAAGAAGCAATAGGTAAAAATGTTACTGATATAGTTAATTATGATCCAAGGGTACAAGTTAACGATGTAGTTGTAACATCATATGAAAGTGGACTACAAGTAGAGTGTGATTTAACTTATCTTCCTTATAATATAACAGAATCAATGAGGATGAAATTTGATGAGGAGGCTGGGTTAATAAATTAACTGAGCAGTTAACTAACACAAATAAATACGTTTAAAACAGGATAAAACAATGATAGCAAGTTTTGTATATACAGCGTCAGATAGTTATATTACTACAACAATAACCCATACCGATGGAACAGTTCATACGGTTGTTAAACCTAAACCTAAAGGAAAATAATGTCATCTACAAATAGACAAAATAGATTGTTATTAACAGAAGATTGGGAAAGAGTTTATCAATCTTATAGAAACGCAGAATTTAAAAGTTACGATTTTGATACAATTCGTAGAACTCTTATTAATTACTTAAGACAAAATTATCCAGAAGATTTTAACGATTATATAGAATCAAGTGAGTATCTTGCATTAATAGATATGATTGCTTTCTTAGGTCAAAATATTGCTTTTAGAATAGATTTAAATGCAAGAGATAACTTTTTAGAATTGTCAGAACGTAGAGAATCAATTTTAAGATTAGCTAGACTATTAAGTTATAATGTTAGAAGAAATCAAGCGGCAAATGGAATTCTTAAAATAGATACAGTTACTACTACAGAAAATATAATAGATAGTAATAACTTAAACTTGTCAGGACAAACTGTTACTTGGAATGATCCTGGTAATGTTAATTGGTATGAACAATTTATAAAAGTTTTAAATTCTGCATTACCAATTAATGAAAAATTTGGAAAACCTACTAAAAAAGATACAATAGATGGCATACCTACAAATACATATAGATTTAATTCTATAGGACTTGAAGTTCCAGTTTTTAATTATTCAAAAAATGTAGATGGTAGAAATGCTGATTTTGAAATAGTATCAACTACAA